GACGCGAGTACGCCGATGGCGAGACGGTGGAAGCCAAGCTGCTGACGCGCACCGCTTCGCAAGTCCAAGACCCGACGCATGCACCGCTGTTGTCACTGGAGATCGGCGCGCGCCCGCATCGGCCGTATCCCCCGGGGCAATTTCGGCTGGCCGGCCTGGTCAACCCTGGCTTCGTGGAAGCACCCGTCACTGCCACGTGGGTGCATCGCGATCGGCTCCAGCAGGCCGACCAGCTGATCGAAAGCGAACTGCCTGGCATCGGACCGGAAGCGGGGAGCACCTATACCGCCCGCTGGTACCTGGACGATGTCCTGGTGCACACAGACACCGGCGTCAGCGGCACCAGCGTCAGCTACACGCCACCTTCCGATGGTTGGTTGCGTATCGAATTGGCGTCCGTGCGCGATGGCCTGGAGAGCTGGCAGGCCCATTCGCGCCGGAGTTACTTCACGAGCGCCGCAGCCGAGCCCTGGCAGGCCGAAACCGGGGAACTGATCACCACCGAATCCGACGAACCCATCTACCCGGAGTAGAACATGAAAATCTCACAGATGGCCGCACCCGCGGCCCTCACGGGGCTGGAGCTGGTTCCCCTGCTGCAGGGCACGGGAAACCCGGCCATTCCCCTGTTTGCCGCCGGGAACGTCCCTCGCGGGACGGTGCTGGCTTTGCGAAAGCGCTTTCTGGCGGACCTGTCGGTCACTACGTCCGGGGATCCCGGCCCGGGCAACGTGCGCTGGAACCATGCCGACCCCGACAGCGCGACCGAGATTTACATCAGTGATACCGACGCCGACGGCGGCAGTCTGGCGGCGCTCTGGCCGAGTTTGTCGGTGGGCGGCTATCTGTACCTGCAGGGAAAGCCATCAGCGCAGCGCGGCAACTGGCAAAAGTGGCAAGTGACCGCCCGCAGCGATGAGGCGGGCTATGGCAAGCTCGGCGTCACCCTCAGCGCCAGCGACGGCACCTTCGCCGACAATGACGAACTGGAGCTGTCCTTGCAGCAGCCCGACAGCACGTCGGGCCAAGTGCTGATTCCCATCGGGTTCGCGTGCTCGGACGAGACCACTGCCATTGCCGCTGGAGCGAACAAGATCCGGTTCCGGATGCCGTTCACCATTCTCAACCCGATCCTTCATTTCACGTTGAACGATGCCCAGGCCACCAACGGCAGCGGCGGCATCTTCACGGTCGACGTCAACGTGTCGGGCAGTTCAATCCTGAGCACCAAGGTCACCATCGACAACGGTGAGAAGAGCAGCAAAACGGCAGCCACGCCCTACGTCATGACCGTCAGCTCAATCGCCAGCGACGCGGAGGTTTCCATTGACGTCGACCTGGTGGGCGATGGCACCGCCAAGGGGCTGAAAGGCTGGCTGCTCGGTGAGCGTGCACCATGAGTCGCATCCTCGCGCCACGACGTCAACTGATCGTGCCCCGTCGCCTGCAGGCGGGTTTCATCCTCAATCCGTTCCGGTTCGGCGCGGGCAGCGGTACGGACCCACATTGGGGCAGCGTCGTGTCCTTGCTGCACTTCGAGGGTGCTGACGGTAGCACCGCCTTCACCGACCAGGTTGGCACGACGACGTGGACCCGGGCTGCGGGTGCTGAGATTGACACGGCTCAGTCGAAGTTTGGTGGGTCAAGTGGACTGTTCCCGGCCGCAGTAAGCTCTGGGTTCGGCAAGATAACGTCAAACACGAGCGCAGGCTTCGCGCTTGGAACAAGCGACTTCACCATCGATTGGTTCCACATGCTCAATGCCGCGAAGGCAGGATTTCGCATGATTCTCGACGGGCGTCCTACTGGGTCGAACGGCCTGTATCCGACGATTTATGTCGATGGCTCTGTCATCTACTACTACGTCAACGGGAGCAACAGGATTCTCGCCAATTCAGGAACCATCAACCTATCTGGAACGTGGCAGCACGGAGCGGTGTGTCGAGCATCGGGGACAACGCGTATGTTCATCAACGGAACGCAGGTTGGGTCAAACTACACAGACTCAAACAACTACGCGAATCAGCGGTTTCGCTGGGGTAACACGGGAACGTCGGATTCGGCCGACAACATCTTTGGCGGGTGGTTGGACGAATGCCGAATCACCAAGGCTGCGCGGTATACCGGCACCTTTACGCCACCTTCTTCGCCATTCCCAAATTCGTAGCCGTAAGCATGGTGGCCACCAAAGTGAGCGTCACTAAGACAAGCAGGAATTCAATCTGTCGGTAGGGCACCGAATACCGGGGCTCTGCCTGCAATACGACATGGGCGGCCGTGAAGTAGGCAAACGATAGGCAGACCATTCGCCCTGTTGGGCCGAATCGCCAGGCTGCAAGCATGCCTACCAGTGCCATCCAGAACAGGGTTGTGTTCACCGCGCTTCCAACTGCCTTGATCGGCAATAGCGCCGAGTCCAGTGACGACCCGTTGGCCTTGTGGACGTAGGGACCGAATGCATCACTGATTCGCACGTCCCAGTCCCATAGCAGGAACGCCTTGCTGGCGTACCACTTGGCGAAATCTCCTGGCCGATCAACCATGCGGTCAGCAAGTTTGTTCAGGCCTTCAGATGGCGACTGGATGGCTTCGCGGACATCCGCATCGATGGTTGCGATGATTCGCGCAGGCTCTGGGTGCACATTCCGCGACACGTAAGCCCGGTGGTACAGCGGGTATGAGCCTTGGACCAAGTTAGTCCAGATGCGCTCGGAACCCCCGTCGGCAGGCCGCATTCCCCACAGAAGCGCGACCACAACTAACGGCGCGAGCATCGCCAAGCTGGTTCGAATAGCTGCCTTCCGCCAGACCACCGCAAGTGCAAAGGGTAGGGCGGCGCATATGGGGTTGACGAGGTAGGCGATAGCCCACGCGACGCCAGCCGTCACAGCCCAGCGCCAGTCCTTCCGATCGACGGCGACTGCCGAGACTAGCATCGCTGCGGAAAGGGTGAACCCGAAAGTGACCTCGCCCAATATTTCTGCTGTAAAGGCGATGTGATGCGGCCATAGCGCGAGCATCCCTGCCGTCGCCAGCGCAGCCCATGCGGGAAGGAATCGACGCCCCAGACAAGCGGTCAAAGCCACCGTGCCTGCACCCAAGACGGCCTGCCAGACCTGGACCCGAAGCATCCAGTTTCCACCCATGAAGATGGATTGAGCCAGTAGCGTCGGGTAACCGGGCGACCGATAGGCATCAGGCTCAGAGCCAATGCCGAAGTACCCGCGCAGGATGTTCTCGGCGTAGGCGACATACTCCCTGGCATCGCCGCCCAATGGGTTCACTAGTTCAACGGTCAGCACGTAGTGCAGGCGGATCAGCAGAGCAACCAGCGTCAATCCGGCGGTGCATAGCAAGAACTTCCTGTTCGTCATGGTTCCCTTCCCAGCGACTAGGCCGCTCTGGCCACCTGGTGCTCATAATAGACCTCGGGCCGCTCGCTCAGGATTTCCTGATAGCGGGAAAGCGGAAGGCTCGGGGTCAGCCAGTCGTCCCAGTTCTCGGCGGTGATCTCGATGATGGTCCGGTCGTGGCCGGCGGCGGCGACTTCTGGCGCCGGGTCATCGGTAATGGCGGCGAAGGACAGCAGCTTGCCGTCGCCGTCGGGTGATTCGTTCCATAGGCAGGCGATGAACATGTCGTGCTCTGGCCTAGGCTTGAACTCCAGCACCACATTCTCGGACTTCTCGCCGGGCTTCAACTCCCGGTGCTCCATGGCATGCCGCTCTACGTTCTCGTAGAAGGCGGTGACGACGATGATGCCGTGCTGAGCGCCGAACAGCTCGGACCACGCCTTGCCGAGTGAATCCCGGCGGGCGTTGTAGGTGCCCGGATACTTCCGTTCGACCGCCTCGTTCCAGCCAGGTAGGCGGCACTGGTAGCGCATCGGCTTGATGACGCGCTTCCCGTTTTCCATGACGATGACCGGGGCGTACATACCCGGGAAGAATCTGGCGTCCCGCGGCTTGGACTCGGTCCGCTGCAGGTCATCCAGGTCAACCTTCAGCTTAGAGATCTTGTCCGTGGAGATGCGCAGATCTTCCTGCGCCTTCTTCGTGACCTTTGTCTGGAGTGCCCGCTCGGCGTCGGCCTTGCGCTTGGTCTGCTTGAACAGTTCCTGTTGAGCAACACTTTCCTTGCCGGCGCGCTCCAGGACAATTTGGGGCCAGACATTCGTCCCGGCCAGCCAATCTTCCATCGCCCGCACGCGCTTCTTTGCCTTGCGGTTCGGCTCGTTCCAGACGTTGAGCGCGAATTCTTCCAGGCTCATCGTCGCGCCGAATTTGCGGACGTAGACCTGATAGTCGGCCTGAATCATCGCGCTGTAGCACATGGTCAGATTCCCAGCAGCCAGTCTTGGGGGATGGCGCCAGCGGCGGCGAGGCGATGCATCGCATCTTCGTAGAGCCGCGCGCCTTCAGATTCACACACGCCTTCGAAAAGCGGCGCCCACGCGAGCTCGATGCGATCCCAGAGGGCATCGCCTTCAAGGTTGGCGGCCTTGATGGCAGGAAACTGGGCGACGAAAGCCGGCCAGGCTTCTAGATGGATGGTCATGCGGCGGACTATACGCCCGGCCATCTCAAACTTTGAGACGGCCAATTCAGGGTTTCACCTAGCGGGCTGGGAAAGGCTGGGCGTAGGCTTTGCGCCATGAGCAACGACGCCGGCTATCTACCCCGCGAAGAGCTAGAAGACCTGCTTGGGCAATTCTGGAACTGGACCGCTGCCTTCGACCCGGCGGGCGTGACGTTTGGCGAGTTCGGCTTGTTGTTCGCTGTCCGCGAGCAAGCGATTCTGGCTCAGGTGCCGCCCAACCTTCAGGACTGGGCGCGAACCCTGCTTCGCAGGACCTGGGAGATGGCTGATGACCGTGGGCTGATGGGGCCCAGCGACTGGAACGACAGGCCCATTCTTGGGCCTTGGCCGGAAGATGACGCGTAGCGCCGCTCATGCCGCATCCTTGGCCATCAGCCCTTCCGCCCGACGCCCACTGGCGGTACGACGAGTTCTTCAAGCACCACTGGTTGCGAATGGAGCACTGCGACATTGCCCTGGTGACCCCGGTTGCTGTCGGGAGCGGCTGGATCGTCGGGGTCAATCGGCATTGGGACATCAGACGTCGTTCCGTGGGCGGCAGCGCGCCTTCCGCTGAGTTCGGCAAGAAGATGGTCGAACGGTGGTTGTGGGCGAACCTGCCGCGCCTGCGCGCAGAGGTCGACGCCAAGCCCAGGCCCCGGACCCTAGGGTGCGGCCCCGTCGACCCGACCGGCCCCAGGCGACCCTACGTGCCTCCCACGTACCCGCCGCCCCCAACGCCCGAGGAGAGGGTCGAGCTGGAGCGCAAGGAACACCGCCGGCGGCGGGGGAAGGGGCGGAGGGGGTAGGGCGGCGAAAGATTCTCCGGCACAGGACTTGCCTGTCCTCCGGCAGTGGCAAACACCGTTGCAGTATGTAAGACTCGCGCCGCAGTAATAGGCAGGCATTCAGGATGAGTTCACTTCCGCAGGCGTTAGAGGCTATCAGGGACGAAGACGCCCAGCGCGACTATTTGGTGATCAGCCACCGAATCGACCGGTCCCTGCACACCAAGGTGAGCCGGCTTCTGGACCAGCGGCGCAAGTTTGAGACCTGCACGGTATTCCTGACGACTTTGGGTGGGGACCCGGACGCCGGCTACCGCATCGCGCGTTGCTTGCGGCATCACTACAAGCGTGTTCGCTTGGCCGTGCCCAGCTACTGCAAGAGCGCTGGTACCTTGATCGCGATCTCCGCGGATGAGCTGGGTATCGGGGATTTGGGTGAGCTGGGGCCATTGGATATTCAGGTCCGCAAGGGCTCTGAGCTTCAGGAAAGTAGCTCTGGCCTCGATATAATGCAGGCGTTACAAGCGGTCACGTCGCATACACAGGACGCGTTCCATCGTTTGCTCGTTGGGACTCGCGGTTTGGGCTTGTCGACCAAGCTGTGTGCAGAGTTCGCTGCAACGGTTGCATCGGGTATTGCCGCCCCTCTGATTGGGCAGATTGATCCGATCCGACTTGGGGAAATGCAGCGCGCCACGCGCGTAGCTTTGGAGTACGGCCAGCGCCTCAACAACTACACCAGCAACCTCAAGAGCGATTCGCTTTCGAGGCTTATTGGTGAGTACCCAGCGCATAGTTTTGTGATTGACCGCAAAGAAGCAACAGAACTTTTCAACAATGTTACGCATCTAACGAACGCCGAAAAGGTACTGTGTGATGCAATTTGGACCATCGTTGAGCGCCAGCAGGCAGACTTCGATCCGGTCCTAGTAGAACTTCCACCAGTTAACGCCACGCCCGGGGCCAACAATGAAAACTCTAATGGATCATTCAGTGAAGACGCAGCCAACGCCGACTCGTCAGGAGGACACTCTGACGAAACGGGATCAACTGGCGAGCGAACTGGTCAAGATTCAGCAGGAGCAAATGGACCGAGCGTACGAGTTCGCTCGATTGGCGGCAGGCGCCGCCAGCAGGCGAAGTGAGCTTTGTGAGCTCGCATCGATTTGAAGGAAGAAAGGGGCCGAAAGGCCCCTTTTTTATCGCTCTGCAACCTGCTCGGGTCTCAGATGCGTATATCGCTTAAGCGTGGCCCATGAGCGATGCAGGGTGAACTGCGCCACTTCCTGAATCTGGTAGCCACGCTCAAACAGCCTCGACGTGGCCTCGTGGCGCAGATCGTGGAAGTGCAGGTCGTCGATGCCAAGGACGCGCGTGGCGCGAGTGAAAGCGGCACTGATCGACTTGGCGTTGTAGGGGAACACGCGTGGGTCTTTCGAGCGTGAGCCATCAGCGTTGACGATTTCCAGCACTGGCTGTCGCTCGATGATGGCCCACGCCTCGGCAAGCATCCGAAACCGCATGTGATTGCCGACCTTCTTCCGGGGATGCTTCACGTCGCGGAGCAGTGCGGTCGCATTGTCCTTGTCCAGGTCGGACCAGAGTAGTCGGGTAATCTCTTCTTGCCGGCGAGCGGTCAGGACCGCGAATTGCATGATGTCGACCATCGGAATCTCACCTCGGCGGCCGTCGAAGTGCTCAAGCAGCTTGGCCTCTTCTGCCTTGGTCATGCGCCGCTCGCGATCGCGTGACTTGGCTATCGCGCCATCGCCCCGCAGGAACTCCGACGCGAGCTCCAGCTCCTGCAGGGGGACGGGGATATGCAGGGCTGCGGCAGCGGCCTTGAACACGCCACGCAGCCAGATGATGTCGTTGCCGGCAGTGGCGGGTCCCGCGCCATCCTCTCGCCTGGCGTCCACGTAGTCGACGAAATCCTTGCGGGTCAGGGAGTCGATGAAACGGTCCTTCAGCGCGCCAGTGCGCAGCCGGGCGAGGTCCGCCTTCTTGGTCCGCCCCCAGGGCTCGCCAGCGCGCTCCCGAGTCTCGTACCAGGTGACCAAGTCACCCAGCTTCATCCGCTTGCCGATGGGTGTGCCGCGGGCACGCTGGGCCTCCAGCGCGGCCTCCCGGCGCTTCATCCACTCCTTGGCCAGGGCGTTGGTGCTGAACGTTTCCGACTCGCTGTGGACGACCTTGCCGTCCTGCTTGAGGCGGATCTGTGCGGTGTATCCTGTCGAGCCGTCGGCGCGACGTCGGGCGGTGATGGTTCCCAT